GTTTATTACCAAAAATGAAATTAACTGAAGAATTAGACCAAAAAATAAAATTTCAAAATCAAACAGAACGTAATGAATTAAAACAACTTCAAGCTAAAAGAGCTGAATTATCAGAAGAAAATGATAGACTTTTAGAATATTTAACTCAACAATCTGAGAAAGCTAAAAAAGTTGCACAAGATTATTACAATTCTGAAATGAAAAATGTTAAAAAACAGTTAGAAGAATATCGTTCTCAAATTGAAAAATCTTATAAAAAAGCACAAGATGATTATCAGCAAGAATATTTAAAAATATTAAGTGATGCCGCAGAAAATTTTGAAGTAAAACTTCGAGGGTCTAGGTTTGAGCTAAAAAATTTACAAGATAGATTAAGACAAGAGAAAAAAACAGTCGATGCCGCAGTTGAAGCAAATAAACGAGCGGTTGAAATGGAAAATAAAAAAGATTTCTATAGACTTGTTTTATCAGATCAAGATAAAGCAGAAATTTCTGAGTTAAGAAAAATTATTCCTAATTTACGAAATGCAGAACCTTTAAATAAAGTTATATATAAGGTTTATTATGAAAAACCTTATACAGATTTAATCGGGCGAGTAGTTGGATCAGGTATTCATTGTGGAATTTATAAAATTACCAATCTTGAAAATCAAATGTGTTATGTTGGACAAGCAGTTAATATTGCTGAAAGGTGGAAACAACACATTAAACGCGGTTTAGGAGCAGAAGCGCCAACCCGCAATAAATTATATCCAGCTATGCTTGCTTTTGGAGTTGAAAACTTTTCTTTTGAAGTTATTGAAGAATGTAGTAGAGATAAATTAGATAACAGAGAAGATTATTGGCAAGAATATTTTAAAGCAAAAGAATTTGGGTATAGTATAAAATGATAGAAATAGAAATTGGTATGAATGGTCAAATATTACATAAATGCAAAAGTAAAGTTGAAGCATATGTAGCAATCGATCATTTATTTAATTTAATTGAAAAAAATGAAAGCGATTATCCTAAAGATCGGATAGAAAGAATATTTGAAAAGGGGAAGCTAGAAGATAATAATTTATCTAGCGAGAAAAGATGAAATTTGAAAATATAAGAGTATATAATTTTCAATACGCATTAAGAGGTATGCGTAATCCAAAAAACTCTTGGGCAAATAGTGACAGTTTTTTTGGACTTGTTAATTTTGAAAATGATGAGCATGATTATGACATAGCTGAAAAATGGGATAAAGAAAAATATCCAGAAGTCTATGGAGAAGAAGCAGAAAAATCTTTTGATGAAATTGATCAATGGTTAATTAAAAATGGTGTTCTTCAGAAAGACGACGAAAACATGATTGCTGATGTAGCTTTTATTGGCCCAGATGATATGCGTCTTGCGCGCACTCTTATTAAATCTGGTCCAGAACATAGAAAGTTTTTACGTCAGATTTTTGTAACAGTTGATATTACAGCTCCTTTGTATTGGTAGATCAAATTTTTTCTGCCAATGAAATACTTTTCTCGCTTATCAGCGAGGGTCACATTATGTGGCTAACGGGGAACCTAACCCATAGGAATCCCGTGGGAAACTAATTATTCGTGTCAAACTTGTTTAATTACATTAAGATACTTTTTAAATATAATAGAAAAAATATGGAGGCATAAAATGGAAAAACAAGTTAGACAATCTAAACCAAGAATCGATTTAACAGGTAAAAGATTTGGGAAATTAATTCCACAGTATTACATTAAAGGTGGCAAATGGCATTGTTTATGCGATTGCGGAAATGAGATAGATGTAGATACTAGAAATCTTAATTCAAATCATACTCAATCTTGTGGATGTTTACAAAAAGAAAAAGCATCTCAAAACGTAATTGATATGGTTGGATATGAAGATGATAATTTTAAGGTATTAGAAAGAGATGGTTCTTCTTCTCAAGGTATCGCTCAATGGAAATGTATTTGTAAACATTGTGGAAATATTTTTACAACTAAAGGAAGTAGTATACGTTCAACAGGTATTCAATCTTGTGGATGTATTCATTCTTTAGGAGAACAAAAAATTACTAAAATGTTAATTGATGAAGGTTGTGAATTCTCTACGCAATATACCTTTCCAGATTTAATTGGAATTGGAGGGCGTAGATTAAGATTTGATTTTGCAATATTTATCAATGGAAAATTAATAAGTCTTATTGAATTTAATGGATTACAACATTATACAAAACCTCAAGGGAAATGGGGTCTTGAATGGGATAATCTTATTGAAAATGATAAGAGAAAAAAAGAATACTGTGAAAAAAATCACATTCCATTGAAAATTATTAAATATAATCAAGAATTTACAATTTTAGATTTAATATAATTAGAACCTGTAGAGGCTATTCCCTAAGCCTTCTGGGCAGGGAAGTAGGGTTACTATTGATACGTAGCTATGTTTTAGGAAACGAAGCATATGAAAACCGAAATGGTATCCTTATGATTTTCATCATAAGTAAAAGATAGTCCAATGATGGGAAAGAGTTTGATACTTATAAAGTAGGAACTGTAGCTAATTCGACTTCTACTATGCATAAAATCACTAGCAAGCCAATTACTATAGATTGTTTTGAAACTGATGATTATCAATCAGATCTTGTTTATAAAACAACAACAACCTATGATTGCTGGGGAGTAGGTGATTTTGAAAAAGAAACAATAAATACTCCAATAGAACAAATTATTGATTTTTGTGAATGGCTAAGAAAAAAATATCTTGAAACAAAAGATAAACGCTATTGGAAAGAACTTATTCGGTGGCTACCAGAATCATGGTTGCAGACAAGAACTGTTACAATGAATTATGAAAATCTTTTTGCTATATGTTCTAAAAGTCAAAGACGCTTCCATAAATTAACTGAGTGGTCTGGTGATGGAGAAGAATTTTTGACCCCCAGTTTTATTAAATTTGCGAGACAGCTTCCATACTCAGCTGATTTTATTTTTATTGATGAACAAGAAGACTCAAAAGATTCTTAATTTGATTTTTAAAACTAAAATTGATATAATATATATATAAATTAAAGAAAAACAAATTAATAGAAAGCGAGTAAAATAAATGAGTAAAAAGCAGGAATTTATTGATTATGTAGAGGAATATCTTTTTAAAGATGTTGAAAGGGTAGATATACCTGATAATGTTTGGAATTATTGGGAAGCGTTTAAAGGTCAAGAGGAAGTAGAAAAACCAATGTTTACTGACAATGGTAAACTTATTTTAAAATATATGCAGGATACAGTCTCTGAAGTTCCAATGCAGAAAGCAAAGGATATTGGAGAGGGATTATTTATCTCTTCTCGAGCAGTGTCTGGGGCAATCAGAAAGCTTGTAACTGATGGATATGTTGAAAAAGTAGGTCAAGATCCAGTTATTTACACATTAACAGAATTAGGAAAGTCAGTAGAAATTGTATAATAAAAATAAAATATTTATTAAAACTTTAAAGGAGAATATGTAATTATGAAAAATATGATTAATAAAACACACATTGAAGGCTTACTTTATGAGCATGCACTTGAATTAAGAGTTTCTGGACCGAATTCTAAAAATCCGGGAACAGAATTTATTATGGGAACTGTAAGTGTTGCAACCGATGATAAAATTACAAATATTGTTCCAGTTCATTATTCTTATGTAACTGCAACAACTTCAAAGGGCAATCCAAATGCAACCTTTTCTACTCTGAAAGACATTATTGATGGAAAGCTTTGTTCTGTAATGGAGCATGGTGCTGATAAAGCAGTTAAACTTCGCATTGATTCTGCTCTTGGACTTAATGAGTTTTATTCTGATCGTAATGGTAAAGAAGAGCTTGTAAGTGCAAAGAGAAATGAAGGTGGATTTATTCATACTTGTACAGAGCTTGATCAGGATGAAAAGAATCGTAATACATTTGATGTTGATATGTTAATTACTAATGTAGTTAGACTTGATGCAGATGAAGAAAGAAATATTCCAGAAAAATGTATTGTTAAAGGTGCAATTTTTGATTTTAGAAAATCTCTTCTTCCAATAGAATTTAGTGCTGTAAATCCTAATGCGATGAATTATTTTGAGGGTCTTGGCGCTTCTTCCAAAGAGCCAGTATTTACTAAGGTTTGGGGTCGTCAGGTTTCTGAGACTATAACGAGAAAAGTTACTGAAGAATCTGCATTCGGGGATGATGTTGTTCGAGAGATTAAATCTACTAGAAAAGATTTTGTAATTACTGGTGCAGCAAAAGAGCCATATCTGTGGGATGAAGCTGATACAATTACAGCTGCTGAATTGACAGAAGCTATGGCGAATAGAGAAACAATGCTTGCGGCATTAAAGCAGCGTCAGGAAGATTATAAAGCTTCTAAAGGTCAGGCAACTGCGCAGACAGCTCCGGCACAGGGTGCTTTTAATTTCTAATTATTCATTCTCCCCTTAATTGGGGAGATTGACTGACTAATAAAAACATTTAATTAAAAAAAGATAAAAGTAAAGATTTTAAAAGGAGATTATTTAATATGGGAAATTCATTACTAGATATTAAGCCACATCAGGTCAGTCGAGATTTACGTGGATATTCAGTTTTGTTCTATGGAACACCAAAATCTGGAAAAACCACTATTGCAAGTAAATTCCCTGGCGCACTTGTACTTGCATTTGAAAAAGGATATAGCGCAATTCCTGGCATTATGGCAAAACCGATGAACAACTGGGGAGATTTTAAAAAGGCTCTTTCTGAATTAAAAGATCCAGCAGTAAAAGAGATCTTTCAGACAGTTGTAATTGATACTGCTGATATTGCTTATGGATATTGCGAAAAATATATTTGTAGTAGAGAATCTACTGCAAAAGATTCATATGAGAATATCGCAGATATTCCTTATGGAAAAGGATATAAATTAACTCAAAATGAGTTCGATGAGTGTATTCGTAAAATCCTTCAGATGGATTATGGTCTAGTTCTTATTAGTCATTCTCAGGACAAGACTTTTAAAGATGAAAAAGGTGTTGAGTATAATCAGATTGTTCCAACCCTTGATAATAAGGCAAGAACAATTTGCGAAAGAACTTGTGATATTATTGGTTATTCTCATTTAGTAGAAGATGAAAATGGTAATTCTACTACAAAGCTTTTTATGAGAGGAACTCCAAGATTTGTTGCAGGATCTCGTTTTAAATATACTCCGCCAGTAATTGATTTTACATATGAAAATCTTGTAAAAGCAATTAGTGATGCGATTGATGAAGAGGAGAAACATCATGGAGCGCAGTTCATTACAGACTCTAGAGATGAAGCAATTCATTCAGAAGCTCCAGAATATGATTTTCCGGCAATGATGGAAGAATTTCAGACACTTGTTGGTAAGCTTATGGCTGCTAATCAGTCTAATTCTACAAAGATCACTCAGATTGTAGAAACATATCTGGGAAAAGGTAAGAAAGTTGGAGATTGTACTGCTGAGCAGGCTGCGCAGCTTGATATGATTCTCTTTGATCTTAAGAAACTTTGATTAAAGCCTTAGAAGTAGCAATGGCTGTGAGTAGGAGAACCGCTGTGCAAGTATCGTCACTCAGAAGGTCGAGAAAAGATGTATCCGAAAGCCTAAGGTTCATATAGATTAGAAGCGGAAGAAATTCCGCTTCTTTTGATTTTTATTAAAAAATATGGTATAATATTTATATAAGGTAAAGAAAGGAGTGCTTAAATGGCTCATATCGTTACCTGTGTATATTGTAAAAAGAGGTTTGATAGAGATAAATATCCAACTACAAAAGTATCAAATATGCGATATGCACATAAAGAGTGTGCTGAAACTGAAGGAGAAAGATTAAAGAAAGAAGAAGCTGATAAGCTTGAATTAGAGAATTATATAATGCAATTATTTAAAGAAGATTATATAAATCCTAGGATAAGAAAACAGATTAATACTTTTATTGAAACTTATCATTATTCATATTCAGGTATTAAAAAAGCTTTAATTTATTTCCATGAGGTAAAAGGCAATTCTATTGAAAAATCAAATGGCGGTATAGGTATTGTTCCTTATGTTTATAAGGATGCTTTCAATTATTATTATTCTATTTGGGAAGCACAACAAAAGAATGATAAGATAAAAATAGAGGATTATGTACCTCACGAAAAAGTAATTTCTATTCCCTCACCGCAAAAGAATGTAAAAAAAAGAAAGTTATTTTCTTTTTTAGATGAGGAGGAAGAAGTTTAATGACATCAAAGTATGTAGATTCTACATCAATTATGCAAGTTATTGGTTGTGTTTTCAATCGACCTCAACTTTTAGATTTTACAGATAAATATACAATAGTGGATGAAGATTTTCCAGATGAATTTCATAGATTGGTTTTTGGAGCAATTTATAAAATTCACGAATTGGGCGCAAATGAAATCCATCTTGAAACAATTTCAGATTTTTTGTCAACAAGACCAAAGAGTTTAGCTTTATATCAGACTCAAAAAGGAGAAGAATGGCTATTAAAAGTAGCTGATTCAGCGACTCAAGCAACATTTGATTATTATTATAATCGTTTAAAGAAAATGACTCTGTTAAGAGCATATGATAATTTTGGTGTTGATGTTTCTGATATATACGATCCAGATAATATTTTGGATGTAAAAAAGAAGCAACTCCAAGAGGATCAATTAGACAATTCTACATTGGAAGAAATAGCTGATAAAGTTGATAATAAAATTGCTGAAATTAGATTAAAATATGTAGATGATGTTGATGGAGAAGCTGCGCAAGCAGGAGAAGGAATTTTTGATTTAATTGCAAAATTTAAAGAGCATCCAGAAGTAGGAGTCCCATTATATGGACCTCTTATTAATACAGTTACTCGTGGCGCCAGATTAAAAAAATTTTATCTTAGATCTGCGGCTACTGGAGTTGGTAAAACTAGATCAATGATTGCGGATGCATGTTATATTGCATGTAATCAAATTTATGATGATAATTTTGGTTGGATTAAAAATGGAACTTGCGAACCAGTTTTATTTATTACAACTGAGCAGGAACTTGAAGAAATTCAAACAATGATGTTGGCATTTTTATCATCAGTTAATGAAGAACATATCCTTAATGGAGAATATGAAGGCGATGAAGAAGATCGCGTAATGAAAGCCGCACAAATTTTAAGTGAAAGTCCTTTATATATTGAAGAACTTCCAGATTTTTCTTTAAAAGACGTTGAAGATAAAATTAAAAAGAATTTGCGCGACCATGATGTTAAATATGTTTTTCACGATTATATTCATACCAGTTTGAAGATTCTTGAAGAAATTACAAGAAGAAGTGGTGGAATCAAATTAAGAGAAGATAATATTTTGTTTATGTTATCAACTCGATTGAAAGATTTATGTAATAAATATGGCATTTTTATTATGTCAGCAACGCAGTTAAATGGCGACTATCAAGATGCTAAGACCCCAGATCAGAATTTGCTCCGAGGTGCAAAAGCTATTGCAGATAAAGTCGATTATGGTTCAATTCTTTTAAATGTTAAAGATGAAGATCTTGAAGCGCTTGATCCGATATTATCAACAAACTTATTTGAAAGACCAACAATTAAAATGTCTATTTATAAGAATAGACGAGGAAGATATAAAGGAGTTATTTTATGGTGCAAAGCTGATTTAGGTTGTTGCAGAATAATTCCAATGTTTTGTACAACATATGCTTATGAAATGGTAAGCATAGATAATGTGAAAATTATTGTTGAAGAGGAATCTGCATTCTAGATTTCTTAAATAATTTTAAATAAAAAGATTAAGAGGAGATAATTATTATGGCAGAGAAAACAACTAAAAAGAAAACAAACAAAGTAAATAAGAAAACTAAAGGCGTAGGTTTCAAACAGGTAGTTACTCCAGTAGACACATGTGAAAAGGTTGGCGCTTGTGAGTATAAGATGCCTAAAGCAATCGCAAGAGATTATCTTAAAGGAAGAAAAGGTGCTGAAGAAAGAATGGATGCACAAGCTTATCTCTGTTGGATTGTAAATGACCAATTTGGTCTAAAAGAGAAATGCGTTAAAGTTATCATCGGATAAATCTTATTAAGAAAGATAGGATGAATAAATGATAAATTATGATAAAGCAGAAATTCGAGATAGCTTAGTTATTGAGAATATTTTTGATTTATTGCAAGAGTGGGGAGGGGATCCTGAATATACATCATTCGGGATCCTCTCATCTACAATTTGTCATAATCAACCAGGAGAGGGAAGTCGAAAATTATATTATTATGAAAATAGCGGATTATTTCGATGTTATACTGGTTGTGATAGTTATTTTGATATATTTGAATTAACTAGGAAAATAGCAAAGATTCAGCATGAAGTTGAATTTGATTTAAATGATGCAGTCAGATGGATTGCCGGTAAATTCGGAATCATGGGCGAAGTCGTTGATTCAATGAATGACAATGGACTTGCGGATTGGAGCTATTTAGATAATTATAAAAGAATCCAAGATATTGATTTAAAAAAGAAAGATAATGTTATTCTAAAAGAATACAACAATGAAATCTTAGATAGATTTAATTATTCTTTAAAAATCGAACCTTGGTTAAAAGAAGGAATTTCTCAGGAAGCCATTAACCAAGCTTTAATTGGTTTTTATCCAGGAGGCGATCAAATAACAATTCCTCATTTTGATAAAGATGGAAGATTTGTAGGATTGCGCGGTCGAACACTTTGTAAGGAAGAAGCTGATATTTTTGGTAAATATCGTCCTTTAAAAGTTAATCGAATTATGTATAATCATCCTCTTGGGATGAATCTGTATAATTTTAATTTTAGTAAGAATCAAATCAGTCAAATTAAAAAAGCTATTATTTTTGAAGGAGAAAAAAGTACACTTTTATATAAAAGTTATTTTGGTTTAGAAAATGATATATCAGTAGCATGTTGCGGTTCAAGCGTTTCTTCTTATCAAATTGAGCTATTAATAGGGGCTGGCGCAACTGAAATTATAGTTGCTTTTGATAGGCAGTTTCAAGAGATTGGAGATAAAGAGTTTCAGCATTTAAAAAGTAATTTGATAAGATTAAGAAATAAATATAAGAATTATGTAACAATTTCTTTTATTTTTGATAAAAATATGATTACTGGGTATAAAGACTCTCCAGTTGATTGTGGAAAAGAAATATTTTTACAGCTATTTAAAGAAAGGATTGTATTATGACAAGAGGCGGAATTTGGTGGGATAAAGATCGAGATGCCGCAATAGACTATCTTCATTTTATTGAAAGACAATATAGTGAAAATGGAATTAAAATAATTCGCACTAAAATTTCATTATACGACACTTATACTGAATTTGAAAATGGTGATATTTGGAGGGTTATTAAAGCAGTAAATAGTGCAAGAGGATATGCTTATAATCAATCAGCTATTGAACTTAATATGCCAGAAGAATTAATTCGTTGTATTATTAAACCTTGTACAAAACTTCCCCCATATAAAGTTTATACTTATTTTTAAGGAGATATATGGATACTAATATTTATCAATACAGAAAAAAGCATAAAAGATGTAAATTTTGTAAATATTATAATAAATATTTGAGAGATATTGGAATGACTTATTATACTTTTACAAATTGTAAATTAAAAGATAAGCATATTAATGAAAGCAATATTTTTTCTTCAATATTTTGTAAATATTATGAAGTAAAACAAGATTAAAAAGGAGTGATTTTATAAAAGATTTAAAGAGGTGTTCGATATGAAAGGAGGTTGATTTCATTTGGATTATCAACTAATATCACCAGTTCTCCCAGATAAAAATATGACAGTGGTTGAGACGGTGTTTTCAAATAGGGGCATTGATCCTCAAAATATCGAACATTA